GGGGTCAGAACCACTCTGAAATCTTACGCTTCCTGCGCCCTATTTACGGTTGATGATACTCTTGAATCTATCTTCGCTAACAATAGCGCGATTGGTTTCGCAACTGGTAACCGTTACGGCATTGGTATTAACGCTAGCCGTATTCGCGCTGTAAACTCTCCTGTCAAGGGTGGGATGGTCAGTCATACTGGACCCATTCCTTTCTTGAAAATGTTTGAGTCAACCGTAAAGTCTTGCCATCAGAACGGCATTCGCGGCGGTTCTGCTACCGTTAATGTCGCTTGGTTCCACCACAATATTGATGATATTCTTGTTCTGAAGAATAATGCTGGTACAGACGATAATCGTGTTCGCAAGCTCGACTACTGCATTGGATTTGATCGTGTATTTTATGATCGTCTAATCAAGAATGAGACCGTCACTTTGTTTTCATATCACGAAGTTCCAGAGCTTTGGAACAGTTTCGGAATGCCCGAGTTCAAGGAGCTTTATGAGGCTGCTGAAAAGAAGAAGGATCTAAAGTTCAAGAAGACGATGAATGCGCGTGAACTTTTCTACCTTTTCTCTAAGGAGAGAGTTGAGACTGGCCGCATTTACTTGATGAACGTCGATCATGCAAACTCTCACGGTTCTTGGAAGGCGCAAGTTGACACCAGCAATCTTTGCCTTGAGGTTAATCATCCGCTGAAGGCGATCAAAGATCTCAACGACCCTAATGGTGAGATCGGCGTCTGTATTCTCTCTGCGGTTAATCTTCTTGAAGTAGATGGCGACGAGATGGAGCCAGTATGTGAGATCATCGTGCGAATGTTAGACTCTTTGATTGATCATCAGAACTACTTTGTTCCTGCCGCAGCTAACTTCGCTAAGAATCGCCGCAGTCTTGGCGTAGGGGTCACTAACCTTGCTGGTTATCTTGCTGATCTTGGTGTAAAGTACAGCGACAAGAATGCTGCTAATGAAGCTGCAAAGATTATGGAGCTTGTAAGCTTCAATCTGATCAAGGCTTCTGTTAAAATGGCAGAGGAGTTTGGCCCCTGCAAGCTGTTCTCGGAAACTAAGTTTGCTGATGGAGTTCTGCCAATCGATACTTACTGCAAGAATATCGATGAGTTTGTGACCGAGAAGTTACATTGTGATTGGGAAAGTCTCCGCAAGGATATCAAGAAGCATGGAATGCGTCACAGTACTTTAACCGCGCTTATGCCGGTCGAAAGCAGTTCTGTTATCCAGTCTTCTACCAATGGCATCGAGCCTCCCCGCTCCCTGATCTCCTATAAGCGTTCAAAGGCTGGCGTTATTCCAGTTGTTGTTCCTCATATGAAGAAGAACAAGAATAACTACACCCTTGCTTTTGAAATGCCGAATAATGCTGGCTATCTCAAGGTTGTCGCTGCTCTTCAGAAGTTTGTCGATATGAGTATTTCGACCAACCTTTACTACAATACTACCCGTTATACCAATAAAATTCCAAGTCAAGGAGAGCTTGTTGGCGACTTAATGCTTGCCTACAAGTATGGTATTAAAAATCTTTATTATACAAATACGTTTGACGGCGACACTCAGACCGCACTGAACACCACTAAACAAGAACCCAAGCAAGAAACTCAACCAGAAGAAGCTCAAGACGACTCTCAGGGCTGTGCTGGTGGAGCTTGCACTCTATAAAAATGAAAACCGTACTTAACACAGTCAACCTCGATTCCCTTAAACAGCCCCTCTTCCTTGGTGAAGACTTGGCGATTCAGCGGTATGACCGACTGAAGTACCCTAAATTTTACGAACTGTACGACCAGCAGATTAACTTCTTTTGGCGTCCACAGGAGGTGAATCTTACTAAGGATGCGGCAGACTACAAGACACTCTCTCCCGAAGAGAAGTTCGTCTTTGACAGCAATCTACGCTTCCAGACAATGACCGATTCGATGCTGAGCCGAAGCATCAACTCTCTGTCTAAATACGTAAGCAATCCAGAGCTTGAGATTTGTATGAACGTCTGGTCGTTCTTTGAGACCGTTCATAGTAATAGCTATACCTATATTCTGCAAAACGTTCATCCAGATGCCACCAAGTTCTTTGATTCGATTTTGGAGGATAAGGAGATTGTTAAACGGGCGCAGGCCATTTCCAATCGCTACGACGCCTTGTTAAATACCAAGAGTGATGATCCTCGCCAGCAGATATTTGAGGCTCTGCTCGCTACTCAGATCACAGAAGGCGTCACGTTCTATGTGTCATTTGCCTGCTCATTCTACTTTGGTTATCGCGGTAAGATGGAAGGTAACGCCAAAATCATTAACCTTATCTCCCGAGACGAGAATCTTCACGTTGCTATCAGCCATAATATCCTAAAGATTCTACGCGATCAGCCAAAGGAAGGCTTCCAAGATATTGTTAAGAAGAACGAAGATCGCATCTACGAAGCTTACAAGATGGCGGTCGAGTCAGAAAAGGATTGGGCTGATTATCTATTCTCTAAAGGAAATCTTATTGGCCTTACCTCTGATTCACTCAAGCATTACGTAGAGTGGCTTGCAGATAATCGGCTGACATCAATGGGTTATAAAAGAATTTATAACACCAAGTCTAACCCGCTCGCTGGCTGGCTCGACAGCTTTTATGATAGCAAGAAGATTCAAGTTGCCCCACAAGAGACCGAGATTTCTTCTTATGTCAAAGGAGTTGACAGCAAGATTGATGAGTCAGTATTTGATATCAAATTTTAAGCCTCAAGATGTAGGCTGTTACCCCTAGGATCATACCATTCATTGTCTGCCCTGACGAGTTCAGTTCTATCGCCGGGGCGGACAACTGAAATTTGTTGTCCTTCAGAGTTTACAATATAGATGTTATTTTCGCCTCTATTAATAATAGAGCTTGATGTGCCCTCTGTAACATCCGATGGTAAAACCATCGTAGAAGGAGTTGTAGCATCAACGACCAAGGTTCGATTTAAGTCGCTTTCTTGAACAGGTACTCGGATTTCTACCCGTTTTACTATACCGCCAGTGCCAGTGACAGCGGTTCCATTGTAATCAAATTCAACACCAATTGCTGGGTTAGTTGAAGCCCCAATGGCCGTCCAGTTGACAGTACCAACTGTAACTATTTGATATCTAAATCCTCTAACTAGAGAAGTAGTTGTTGGTGCAAATTCAATATTTTGATCTCTACCGCCATTAATAGTTCTTCTTTCTATGGGGGAATTATCTCTTTCAATCGGTATAGATTCAAGATAGCCACTAGCAACACTTGATATTTGACCAGCGCCAAAATCATCCCATGGAACAAATCTGAAATAATGCCAAACACCTGTTTGGAGTCTTTCTGAAATTCTTATTTCATTTAGATAAGTTCTCGTCTTATAAAGACTTACATTATTATACAAGTTTGTGTTGCCCATTATATCAGGGGCAAAACTGGCTGAATCTCCAGTATAAACATCTACAGACCATACATCTTTATTTGAGGTTGCTGAATAACAGTTGAATATTATTTCGCCTTTAGAAATGTCTTCTGTTAGAACAGTAAAGCTAATGCCTGAGAATCCAGTCTTTCCGAGGGGAATTTCAGAAAGATCCGAAAGCCCTAATGGATTTCCAGCTGTTCTTGGGATTTGCCGCCCTTCTCCAGATCCGTACTGGACGTAGTGCCCAGAACCCCAAACTTCAATTGGAGTATTTGTGCCGTATAGATTATAATTTTTAATTAAATCTTCATAAGCATAGACATAACCTTTGAAGTCTTTTGACCCAGATCCTTTATAACTTATATTTAATCCTCTATAAGTTGGTGCTGCACTAGCTCCGGTTCCATTTAAACCAGTAGCGTGAAGAAAAGCGCCAGAGATATCTTCGTATAAAATTTGCCGTTGTTCATCTTCGCTTCTTAGCGGTTCGTTTGTTGAATAATTTCTCAAACCAGATCCCAGTACGCCATTATCGCCGCTGCCCCAGAACGCTAAACCAGTAAAGCCTCTATTCCCGAAATATCCAGATAAAATATAGTAAGGCGAATTTTGATAAGAGTCAACAACATCAATTCTTGAATAGTTTGGTTTTACGTTGTATGCGAAGAAACTTCCAGTTTTTGTTTGAGTTGTATTGTCTTTAACAACTACTCGTAGACCTAAATTGCGCGTTGGTTGCACTCCAGTCCAGTTAGTTGTTTCTCTGCTGACTAGTTTCTTATTATCATCTTGAGTGATGGTGTAAGAGAATCTGTCATAAGTTTTAATAGGGGCCGTAAGAGCTTGCCCAGCTTCATCAAGAACTTGAACCGAAATGTCTGGAGGAAGATCCAAGAATGGATTTTCAAGCATCTTTTCAATCGAATCGATGATTCCACCTGTTGGATCTATATATTTCCATCTGAAGGTGAGATCTTTAGAAGTAAAATTGCCTCTTCCTAATCCTGCTATTTGCGATGATCCAATGTGATAAACTCCATAATCCAAGCTTTTTGTATCAGCAGTATCAATTGTAAAACCACTGGGTATTGTTGATGTTAGTGTATAACCAGCGACAGTGATTGTTGGTTGAGGAAGAACCATTACGCCAGTTGAGGCCGCGCCATTTGATAAAAATTTGTATAAAACACCTTGCGCATAAACATCCAAATCAAACTGGCCCCAGTTATAATTAATAGGAATAGTTAGAGATGTTGTTCCAGATGGAACAAAATACGGCTCAACTATGACATCGTTTTCTACTGAAACCGTAGAATAATCTGGTCTAGTAACATATATTTTATAACCAGTAATTGGACTTGTGCTCGCTAGCCAAGAAATATTTAATCCAGTTGGTACAGACCCGCTCAAGCTGACGCCTGTAGAGGTTATTCTTGCTGGCGGCTCTGGCTTGATCACTATATCATATGGAGACTGAACATAAACAGAAGGCGACGTATCAATCATATCTCTTTCTACAAAATCTTGCTTATCCTTCAGGTACTCAATACCAACTACAGAATAAAGATTAGCCTCTTCTTCTTTAACTCCAATTGTTTTATATAGCTTTGGTTCGACGCCAGATCCGCTTAATACATACAAACTTCCCTCTTGCACTCTAGATAAGTCTCTTGGCAGCGTATCTACACTAAGATCATAAAAACCTCTTGGGTATCCAGTGCCAATAATCAAACCACTGTATCCAAGGCCGTTGCTTTCTGCTAAGTTAGCAATATCAGTTTGACCTAAAGTGCCACCGCCAGCGTAAATATCAATACCAAGTGAGTTGAATGCAGATACGATATGGGCAGAAGTCAACGTTGTTCCCAAATAAACCTTGGAAGACCCATAGAAATCTTTTGGAAATCCTACTGTTGAATAGCCCAAATTATTACCAACTGCCCATTTCGATCTTATAGCGTTACTGCTGTCGTAATCGCTAGCAAAAGCCTCCGAAGATCTTTCGTGAGATCTTGTGCAAATATACGGGACCGATACTCCTGCACTGGTAAATTTTACTTTATTACCAATTGAATAAGATCTACCAGCTTGCCATTCTGGGAATACCGATTCCTGTCTGTTACCAACATCAGCTTGAACAACTGTATAGAACGGACGTAGTTTAGAAAAAGCGGCAAGATCTCTATGTGTAAATTTTAATGTTCCGAAATCATTTAAATTTTTAGAAGCTCTTTCGGCTATTCTATATCCGCCTTTGATAAAGGCGGCGCAATATCCATAAGCTAAAGTGGCGGAACTAGGATTGTCTTTACCAATTTTATAAACTTCTGTAGCGCCATAATTTGCAAAAATAGACGCAACACTCTCTTGATTTGAAAATGCACTACCTCTAGAGGTGACAATAATAATGTCGCCAGTACTTCTAGTATCAACAAATGTTTGTAGAGTAGTGCCTACAATTACAGATGTCGCTGGATTAGATTCTGACGCAAGCGATCCATCTGGATTGAGAGCCAGTATTTTACTGTAGCCCGCACTTGGCGCGGTTCCTCTAGAAGAACCGTTTACTGTAATAGTTCCAGCCGACATAGAAATTATGCCGGTCCAATTAGCCTCCCCAGAAATCAACTGGCCTGTTCCAGCTAATCCAGAAATAGTAATATCTATATTATTTTGAGACAAAACCCCAGTAACATTTTCATAAGTTACTGCATCCCATCTTGGGTTTCCGTTTAAAACTGTGTGGTCTGGAAATGTATAAACTGATCCCAGCAATACGGTTTCTCCTGTAAATTGTCCACCTCCAGAAATTCTACCTTCAACTGGATAAACTTCTGTTTTTGCCGATTGAAACAGAAAATCTCCAGTTACAGTAATAGTCGATCCATAAGAATCATCCTGAACAGTATGAATATTGAATTTTCTTATTTGCTTTTGTCTTCTTGCACGAATTTGCTCAAGAGTTCCGCTAAACGTTCCGTCGCTTCCGGTCATCTGATTTAGATCAGAAACCGAATAATTTCCAGATGGAACGTGGATATAAATACCTGACGCTAGTCCAGCTTGAAATTCACCGTCAATTTTTAATGTATTAGCAGAGGAGTCAACATCTAAAATTCTGCCAAATGTTCTGCCGACGTTTCTTACCTCATCACTTACGGCGAATATATCACCGGGCTGTAAATATACAGCCTCTAGTCCACCAATAAACGATACAGTATCAGCTTCAAACATTGAACTGCAAATAATATAGCGTCCGATTCTTCTTGCTTCGGATCTGGAGGTGCATCCAGCTGCATTTACTTTAAATGGATTAATTCCATATTTTCTAATACCCTCCATATCTTCAATCAACTCCATTTTTGTTTTAAAGTTGTCGTATCTGTCGTTATATACTATTTCTACAGATGTGTATCTTTTATTTCTTGCTGTTTCGGTATAGTTGAATATGCCATCCTTTACATTTGCATTGCCAAAGTAAAGCACTGGTTCTTTAGGACGATCAGCAAAGAAGGAGAAGCCTTCTGTGTTCCAGTAAACAATTCCCTTAAATATCGCCGCAATATCTTGAATTACCTTATACGCTTCATCTTTATTAAAAAAGATTATATTACAGGTGTATCTTGGTTCTAGACCTCCCTTACCATCTGGAACGCCTCGGAATCTTCCGTCATCATCAACAGCGTCACAATATCTACCGATATCATAAAGAGTCCACTTATCTACTGACGGAGAATCAATAAAGTTACCTAAGCCATAATTAACATCAGTAATAATATCATACAGCACCCAAGCAGGATTATCAGTCCATGCGATTTTAAAAGTGCCATCCCAGTCTCCGTAATAGATTTTATTACTGTCGTAAAAATTGTTGTCGCAGAATTGTTGCAGCTTAATATCAGAGTCGTGCTGCATATTAAAAGCGCCGCCACCGCTATCGTTACCAAGCTCTCTAAGTGTTCTTGTGCCAGAGAATTGTGCATCTACGTAAAAATAATATAGCTGTATGCAGTTTTCTCTAGCATGATTCAGCAAAACTTGATACGTTGAACCTGACATTGTTTCTGGGGTAGAGCCAGACAAGTAAACTACTTTTCTAACAGTATTGGACCAAATGGATTCCAAAACAGAATCTTCTGAACTCTTTCCAACCTGATCAGTAATGCTAAACTGGCTTTTTCTTAAAAAGAAGTTAGCAATTGTCGTTTCTGCCGGATCAGTTACTGGGCTATTTTTCAAGTTATCTGCAAGAGCGTCAAACAATCGCTTATAAAGATTAGTTTGATTATTGCCAGCTGAATCTGGAACCTCTAACTCAAAAAATAAATCTGTCTCGTAGTAAGTAAAATCGTTGATGATATCTCCATTTGACTCATTAATTACCGTATTAACACCATTTTTTGTCTGCCAGATAGAGGCTCTTACATTAGTATAGCCAGAAATCAACTTGCTTAAAAATTGAGTTAAATTTCTTCTCAGCAAGCTTCTCGTCGAAGCCCCCATATTCTGGTCAACCATGAATATAACATCAAGGGTTGTTGGGTTTGCGGGGTAATTTGGATTTGAAAATACATAGCGCCGATCTAATCCATTTCCCCCAAGTGGGAAATAGTTAGATGGCACCTTGATCTTTTTCATCTTTACGTCATATTCTCTATTGGGAACATTAGAGAATGTTCTTGAATCAAATTTCAAACCAAGGTGAGCGGTTAGTGGGTAGGAAAAGTTTCTATCTATAACTTCGTAAATGCCA